GATATTGTAGATGCTTGTTGTGCTTGTGGACTATATTGAAAAAAGAAACATCCTTCATATTGTAATTGTTCCATTACATCTTCTAATGAAGTTGGTTCATATAATGCTAATCGTGTTTTCCAATGAGTTGATGTTGGACTGGTTGTGGTAGAATCTCTGAGTTCTGCTACTGTTTTATATCCATTATTTAAATTATCAGTATCTCCTGAATCTGAATTAATACCTACAAAATCTTTAATGACTTGTCTATGAATAGATACAGGATTATTTAAATCATTATTTACTCCTGTGTGTCCATTGAAATCTCCAGTAGTAATATCTTGACCAATATATAGTTCACTAATATTAGCATTTGATTCTTGTTTAGCAATCGGTTCATCATCAGTTGTTAATGCTGTTGTATAGGTTGCAAAGATACTATAAATCTTTAATGTTCCAACAAAGCTATCAAATTCACTTTCTGGTCCTTCTTCTGCAAACAATCTAAAAGTTAATCTAAATCTATCTTGTATTTGTCCATTTTTAAATATATCTGCAAATTCAGTTGCATCGATACTTGTTGTTTGTGTGTTGATTGCTACATTTGAAGTATGAGCATTTGTTATTCCACCACCTGCACTACCTTTAAAAAATTCTGCATTGGTTTCATCTGCTAAATTTGCACTTCCTGATAAGTCATCTGAATGTATATATAATTTAAATCCTGAATCAGTAAAACTACCTTGATTAGCATTTCCTAAATCTACCGAGTATCTCATAGTAAGATTAAATCCAGTAAGTTTGTGCATTGGTTTTGGAAACTTTAAAAATATAGAAGCACCTGCAGAAGCATTAGTATCACCTTGGTCAGGATTAATTTCTCCACTAATTGTAGCAAATGTTGTATCATCTACTGTTCCATCAGATTCTAAATCAAAAGCATTAGCCCCATTACTAAAAGTAGCAGATTCAAATTCTGTTTCACTAAACATAGATAATTCATTAAAGTTTTCATCAGTTAAATCATTTGGTAATACATTGAAATCTTTTACGATTTGACTATTGACTTCTAATGTAGTTCCACCATTTGTATCAGAAGGATTTAAAAGTTTTGATGTAGTTGTTGATGCAAACCCTGCTTTATTAAGTGGTATAAATCGTTGTACATTTTTATCATAAAATTCCATATTAACAATACTTGAAGTGTTATTAGCAATTTTATTAGGAAGTAAGAATGATAAATTATCATTATCGTTTCTAATAAAAGGAACTTTATACAAATTATATAGTTGCTTAGATAATACACTTCCTGATGAAGCACCATAATCTCCCAATACATAAGGAATGTTAAATCCTGCAAAATCTCCAGTTGTTTTTGCTTGTGGTAATGATACATTTTGAAATGGTCTATTAGATATTAGATTCATAACAATCGTATTATTTCTATAACCAAAACTTGATACTTTACCACTAAAAATTTGTAAAGCATTATTGGCAGTATCATCTCCATCTATTTGAGAGAGTATATTGACATGACCATTAATATATTCATTCCCTAATAATTCTAATAAGGTAGTTCCATCTAAATCAATATTGGCTATGTTTAGATTGACTCCACCAGTTTTGGTTGTGAATCCTTTTAAATCTAATGAATAAGATATACTTGGCTTGTTTAGAATCGCAGGATAATAATCATAGCCATTATATGTGGTTTGAGAAAAAGAAAATCTCAAATTATAATCTGCATTATCTTTATCTGTCAAATTAGGTGTTGCAGTTGTTAAAACACTTGTTGCATCATTTTTAAATATCTGCACTAACCAGTTTTCAGTCATGGTTGGTGATAGCTTTGATTCATAGTTTGAATTAACAAAACTCATGTATATCTCCTAATTCGTTTAGTTGTTTTTTTAGAATAACTTGCAGATTGTTTTCCTTTTCTTGTTGCTTCTCTTTTCTTTCTTGTTTCATAAGCATATTGAGATGAACTTAAAGACTTTACCAGTCGTTCAGGTAAATATCGTTCTCCAGTTTTTAAAGAAGGTTTACCTGACTTCGTAGTCCATTTTTGTTTAGTCCATCTTGAAAGAGATTTGGCTGCTTTGGTTTTACCACCTTTATATCCACCACCTGCTTTTTCGTATGCCTTTACAAGAAGTTGTGATTTTCTTGCAGACCATTGTCCAGGTCTACCACCTTTACTTCCTGCCATAATACGATTTTTAATTCGTTCTCTTAATTTTGGTTTGGTATAATGTTTTGCCATGCTTTATTAATTTCTTTTTTAATTTTGTTTAATATTTCTTCTTCTGCAAATTTCATACTTAAATCTGCTTCAAATCGTTGCACTTCTTTACCATACTCAAAAACAATAATAGTAGGTACTACTTTAATATCCCATTCTTTTTGAATGACTGCACCGATTTCTTTGTTAGCAATATCTACATATCCAGTATAGCATCGTTGCAATCTTTCAAGTGGTAATTTATTTGACCAGTTCCAAGAAGCATTGACTTCTATAACTGCACAGAACTCATTCTTCATTAACTGGATTTCTTGAAAACTATCCAAATTGACTGATTGCGATTGTAGCCAAGATGTAGATAGCCCAAGCCACAATGAAAATAATAATATCCATTTTTTCATAAGGTAACCTCACTTATTGTTCATGTTAAGTAGGGTTTCATTGATACTTCTTGTATCCTCTTTAATGTCATCTACTTTATCTTCTAATTTTTCTACTTTTTCTTCAGTATTTAAAATAGAATTACGAATCATTTGGTCCTTCAAATCATATTCGGTTCTACTGATTGGTGGTTCAGGTAATTGTTTTGCTTCTTCAATTTCTGCTTGAAGATTAAACCATAACCCAACTACCATAAATATTGTTACACCAATACTGATAAGTGTTTCAATACTGAATGTAAATTTAGTTCCTTTTCCAAGTTCCACTTTAATATCTCCTTAATTTTAGTTTTGGTTTTTTTAGTTTTTGTTTTATGCTTTTCTTTTTCATTCCAAATAGTTTCTTTGGTATGTATGCAAAAGCTGTTGATTTTGTTACATTACTCATAAGTTTAATTTTTCTGCTCTCCTTATAGCTGGGATGATATGGTCTACTACTGTTTCATCTACTAATGGTGCAGATATATAAATATTTACATTTCTATCACTTGCTCTTGGTGGGGCAGGTAATGGTGTAATATCAATTCGTTCCATGCCACTTGCATTATCTCCTACCATAGCAGGTGGGTTTGTAGGTAATATAGTTCTACGATTTACATTAAAACTTCCACCACCTTGAAATCTATTTACATAACTTCCACCAGTTTGAAATAATCCACCCAAAAAGCCAAAAAAACCACCACCTACTGCACTTGTTGCTGCAATAGCTTGTGTGGTTGCAAGTTCTTCTTTTTTCTTAGCATTTATTTTAGCTTGTAGTGCATTTTTTATTTTCATTGTAGACAATTCTATTAAAAGATTTTTTACTAATTCAACTGCATTTTGTGCAGAAATTTTACCTTGTTGAATTTGTGCTTTTAGTTGTTCTTGTGCTGATTTGGTAATTTCTTGTTCAATGTTTAAAATTCCTTCATTGTTATCTTTCTCACCTTCTATTATTGTAGCACCTTCTTCAATCAAGTCATTGTATTGTTTTCTTGTCAATATTTGATTATTAAGAATTACTAAGTCTTGTTCACTTTGATTAATTTCCTCTTGTTTGGCTTCAATCAATCTAAACAATTCTTGTAATCTTTGATTTTCTTGTCTATTTCTTATTTGACCACTAAAAATTGTTTTTGATTGTAGTGCTTCTTGTTCTTCCAATAAAGGTAATAGTTCTGTTTCAAGTTTTGCTCTTTTATCAACTTGCTCAATAACTGATTCTGATAATTCTGTCAATGAACCAATGCCTTCTAATTCTTCTGACAAAGCATCTATTCTTTGTTTTCTGCTTCGTTCTTCTAAAGCAGATAATGCTTTTTGCACCTGTTCATTTTCACTACCTATTTCTTTCAATCTTCTTATGGTGGTTTCTAATTCAGTTTCAGAAAGTTGTCTAAAAGATTCTGTAATACTATCAACACCATCTTTTAATATCTTAATAGTGTTTTTCATTAATGGTGCTAATATATCACCAATACTATCTTGTAATTGTGAAACACTATCTTGAAAATTGGAAACTAAACCTGAAAATGTTTGTGATAACAAATCAGTAGCTCCTGCAATATTTCCCTCAGGGTCAGTTAATGTGTTTACCAATGCTTCTTGAAACTGAGGAAGTGTCATTTTAGAAAGGTCATCAAATCCTGTCTTTAATTTGACTTGCATCAATACACCTCTATCTCTAAGAACATCTGCTGCACCTGCACCACCTGCAAAGGCTCTACCAAAGGCATTAGCTGCATCTACAATATCTGTCCCCATAAATGCTGCTAAATCAGATACTGCTTTTAATGTTTCTGTACTATCTGCACCAAATGCTTCTAATTGTGCCCCTGCTTCAACAACATTAGCAAGTTGAAATGGTGTGGTTGCTGCTACCTTATTAAAGAAATCAAAAGATTTTCTACCTTCATCTACACTACCTTTTAAAGCTACAAGTCTTGTTTCTAATGTTTCGAATTGTGCAGAAGTTTGCACCGATGACTTTACAACTGCCCCCAATGCTGCAGCACTTGCTAATCCTGCAAAAGCCTTCATAGCTTGTCTTGCTGCTAAAGCTAATTTATTAGTGCTTTTTTCAGTTTTATTTAAATCTTGTATTGCCTTATTGACTTCGGCTTTTACTAATAATCTTATTTTTTTATCTGCCATTTTGCTCACTCATATAAAGTTTTAATTCGTTAATTTCACTTCTTATAATATCAAATATTTCAATCTTGTTTGCATCAGCACTATCTAAGTCTTTTGCCAAAGGTATATTAAACTCTTTTACCCAATTATATTCTTTCAACAAGATATTATCTTCATCATTTATAATCCATTGTGGATTCATAAATAAAGGCAAGTGAAAGTAGAGATTTCTTCCAAGAGAGAATTTGCTATCTTTCCACTTCTCTACTAACAATTCTATTTCTTCCCATACCTGTTCTATACTTTTATAGGTCTTTACTCTTTTTGTAAGAGGACTTTGTCTTTTGTATGGAAACTCTAAAGTTATGTGTGGAAATCCTAATTGAGAGAACCACACATAACTACAAAGTCCTATGAGTCTTTTTTTTCAAGCCCCATATAGTCAGTAAAGATTTGTTGTAGCAATAAATCTACTTGTGCCATTGATAGAGAACTGACTTCTTTTTCAGTTATTCCTGAAAGTTCCTCAACACGATTAATTAATTTGAAATAATCATCTTGGTTTTCTTTATCATCTCTAAAAGCATTTAGACTTAATTGCCACAACTCTCTTTTCTGTTTATAAGTAATAGGATTTACTTCCCACTCTTTATCGAACATTTTTACCTTCATGTTTTACTCCTTTACCAACTTGAATTAGTTACTGCATCACAAAATTCAAACTTGAATGCTGTACCACTTGGTGAACCACTTGCAGTAGGTTGTACTACTTTAAATGGAATTGTGATAATAGCACCTGTGTCTGCATTTAGGTCATAATTCACAGCAGTTGAATATACTTCTGCTGTAATATTCATTTCTCCTACACTTGATACTGTTCCATCACCTTGTTGTAAGGTTAATGTAGCAGGAGTTCCATCTAAGAAGTCCTGTAATACATTGTTAGCACCATCATTGTAATTTCCATCATACATAAATGATATTTCACCTGTGATGTTTACTGATGGGACACCAAATGCATA